CTCCAGTAAAAGGCAATTGTTAGCGGCAGCTTGCATGATGACCCAATTGGTGCCGTCAGACACCATTGTCGCCCAATTGCCTGCAACTGCCAAGAGGATTGCGGTGCCCGCCGCCCCACCGGCTTGTGGGACAACGTTGCTTGACGCTGACACCAGCGTCTGGGCTTGATAGTTTTGGAAAGTCAAATACCCGCCAGGAAATGCGGACGCAGTTGGCAGCGTTACTGTACAGGTCGAGCCTGACTTATTGTTGATGTACCAGTTGCTGGTGCCCACTGTAAAGTCTGCCGTTACAGTCACTGGCACGGTTGACAACGCGGCAATAGATGCGTTGACTGCGCCGATGTCAAGAATGGGCTGCGATTGCAACCCTTCAATCTGCTTTTGCATCTCGGCCATCTGAGACACCAAAGCAGAACAGCAGTCGGTCAATATGTCAGGAATTGGTAAGGTAACAACCGGCGGCAGCGTTTGCAATTCTTGACTGACCGCACGAAGCGCGGCGTCATACGACGCAAGCAGCGATTCGGAGCTAAACGTAAGGCCAGAATCGTCAATAACCCCCGTGGCAATGTCGTTGAGCGACAGGAAAAACAAGTACCACGCCCGGTCGATCAACCCAGTACGCGGGTCAATCAACGGCACCCTGGGGGGTGTAATAGGCGTGGGCGTTGCGTTTGGGCTAGGCATTGGTCGGGCTAATGATTAACTCGGCCCCCATGATGGCCACTTTGACCGGGTCAGTCATGGACAGCTCATAGACGCGATCTCGCAACTTGAGCGTCATGCCCAACCGCCGCCAAAACGTCCGGTGGCCATACGCGCCGATCCTGCCAAGTGGTGACCAGTGCTCGTTTGACCAAGTGTGCCCGCCGTCGTCCGACCAACGCAGCATGGCTTCGGGGTACGAGCCTTGGCCCGTATTTAAGCCTACGCCTGTCTCACAGTCTAATTGCAAGCTGTGGTGGGCCGTGCGCTTCAAATTGTTTTGCCCCGTGGGCAGCGCCCGCCAGGTGCGCAACCACTTTTGAATCTCGCCATTGTCGGCGTACACGTCAAGATCAAAAGCGTAGATGTTGCCGTTTTCAAAGTCGCCAACGACAATTTCGTTGTTAAACGCCATTTGGCAGTTGCTGCGGTGCCGGGTAAATTCGCCCTCAACAAAACCTGCCCGCTCATGCCAGGCTTGGGTGGCTGCGTCATACACCCAAGTGGTGTTGGCCGTGGGAAAAATCAGCACGTAAAAGCTGTGGCCATCCTGTTGATAAGTGTACGCAATAGCGTCCGACATGTCGCTGTATTGCTGGATTTGCCATTCAACCGCATGGGTCGAAATGCGCTGGCCTTGGTAACCGTTGGCCCGGTAGACAATACCTTGGCCCCGGCGATCCCGGCCCAGCCAGAAAAGGCCGTTGTCCATCTTGGCGATGGAGTATGGCGCAGCGCAGCCAAGCTCGTTGAACGCGCCTTGGATGCGTTGCAGGGGGAAGTCTGTGGCGCCTGAGTCGTACCAGACTTCAATGCTGTTTGTGCCAAATGCCCAGACTTCGCGGAAGTTGGACACCACGGCCAGCAGGCCATCAGGCGACCCTTCGGTGCTGGCAAACTCAAGCGGGTCAATGGACGTGCCGTCCAAAAGGGTTGTGACCCACATCTTTTGGCTGTTGGGTTCGTTGAACACGAAATAGCCGTCCAGATAACAGACCGTCACCGCGCCGGGAAAGTCAGGATCAGTAATCTGGCCAAAAGCGTTGGTGTTGTTGTTGTAAATGTAGCTAGGGCCATTAGCTGCAATGAACAGTTGCGTGCCGTTGTCGGCCAAACTAACTGGCCCAGTGCCTGCCACGGTGCCGATCAGCGTGGGCGCGTAGAACGTGTCGATCTTGTAGAGCTCGGTGCCTGACACCACAAAACCCACGCCATCGTTGGGTGAGAACGCCCACAAGCCGCGAACCGGGCCAGTGCCCACTGTTGACAAAAGCGCCAACCCTGGGCAACGCTGCAAGAACGCAGGCTCTTTGCCGCCCTCGGGGATGACTTCTGGAAACAGATTGACCATACGGGCATCCGCAGCATTGACGCTGCGGGTCACGTAGGTCGAGCCAAGGATAGGCGTTTTCATCAATAGTTGCCGGCGTAGATGTTAAAGCGCTGGCGAGTCGCAATCAACGAGTACGGCATAGACATAATGTCATCAGGATTGTTGATGCGCTTCAAGTTGCGCTTGCTTGTCATCGCAATGCGCTGCACCTGGGGGCTGGGCTCTACGCCAAACTCAGGCGCAAACTCCATGGCCAAATTATACGCAAAGGCACGTAGATACCCAGGCGGGAACAGAATGTTTGTCGCCAAGTTAGCTGGCTGACTTAGTTCTTGCACGCTGACGAAGTGGAACTCAAGCAGACGTGTAGGGCGCGGGTAGATGTTGATCGTAACGTCTGGGTAGGTCATGTTGACGAACATGACCTGGGGAAAGGTTGAAGTCACAGTCTTGACTGCAATGCCGTTGTACTGCTGCTGATTGATCAGCTTAAGGCCATACGACACCCCGGTGCCGGGGTCTTTGAAATATGTGGCGTCGTCCACCAAAACAGGCCGCACGGCAGTGCCGTTTAGGCGCACCAAGGAGCCAGTAGGGCCAAGGGTTTCTTCAATGGAGCCAACCGGCCAATTAACGATCTGGTCGATAGTGCAAAAGACAGACAGACGCTCGGTGTTCCAAGAGTCAATCATCTGGTTGAGCGCCATCAAGGCGTCTTCGGACACTGACGCAGAAGGGGTTTCACCTTCGGCCAGCACACCCAGCAGCCGCAGCGCCCGGTTGATCTGATCGGCAGCAGAGTAGGTGGCCATCTTTACGCTCCTTGTTCGACCGCCTCAACAGCCGGGCGGCCACGTCTACGTTTTACTTCCTGTGGAGCCGCCTCTTCAACAACATCAGGCGTGTCAAGAGTATATCGTGTCCAGCCATTTCTTTCATCGTTCTCGGCTTCAAGTTCCATCGACGCAATCTTTGCGCCGTGGACGGGGTGAGACATGTAAATGATAGGCATTATTCTTCCGTGGGTGTTGGTTCTGGCTCATCCAATCTACGAGCAAGCATTTGATAGGCGTTCAAAACCGCTTGAGCTTGAGTCAGAAAGGTTTGCGCCTTTTTAATCTCTTGCTCAAGCGATTGAATTTCCCCAATGAGAAATTCTTTGGTGATTACCATCAGGCAATCGTGCTGACCATGATGTAGTACGTCGTACCGCCGCTAACCACGGGGATGGTATGGCTGACCACGGGCGAACCCACCTTAGCGCGGAACACACCAGTTGCACTGACCGCAGGCATCAGCGCAAAATTGCCCACTTCGCCCGTGCCTGAGTTGGTCACGCGCAAGAAGGATGCATTGCTCCAAGTACCGCCAGAGGCAAAGTCAGAGTCCAGTTGCAAGGCCGCCAAGGTGCCGCCGGGGTTGGTAGACGTGCCACCAATGGTTGCACGAATGGCGTTGGCCGCGCCGCTAATGGTGCCGCCAGTGTTGACCGATGTGCTGACGTGTGCGCCGTTGATTGTGCCGGCAGTGGCAGCGTTTGCGCCAGTTACACGGGTCAAGAAACGGGCAGTTTCACCAGAGCCAGTCGAAGTGAAGGTTAGCCGGTTAAAGTTAAGGCGAGTGTCGCCCGACGTTGCCGAAGTGGTGGCATACGCGCCGTTGAGGACACCAGCAGAAGTGATCGCAATTGGATCGTTAGCTGCGCCAATTTGAAACGAATCCAGTTGGGGATCGGCGTATGCAACGCCAATGGGTTTGTTATTTGCCATGATTAAATTCCTTTATCAGTTCCAAAAGGGAAAAATGGGGGCAAACGCCCCCATTAGGTTTAGGCCATTTTGTACACAGTGTACGCAGCGTCGCCGGTTTTAAGGAACCGGAACATTGCGCTAGTTGTGATCGCCAGCGCAACGAAAGCGTTGCCGCCGTCGGTGATGCCGGTAGCGGTTGCCAGTGCTGCGGTGCCCGAACTGGTGCCGATGTTAACCAGCGACAGATCAAACGTGCTGCCAACGGTGGCGTTGGGCACGGCGGCGTCGATCAACGCTGCGGTGGGCAAAGTGTAAACGGCGGGAGCACCAGAACCGGGGTTTGCAACCAGCATCTGGTTGACCACTTGAGCGGCGGTCAAAGTTGCGGTTGTAGTTGCGGTTTGCGGTGCAGCCATTGCACTCATAAGGGTTTCTTGACGGTTGCCAGCACCGACTTGATAACCACCTGCGCCATTAGGTAAAGCCATGATAAATTTCCTTCAAAAAGATGTTACGAAGAAAGGGGCCAAAGCCCCGTTTCAGATCAACCCCAAATGCGGCAGGCCATCTGAGGACGAATGGTGGAAAAACCGTACAACACGTCGATACGGCAAGGCATACGGTCGTTGTTGATGTCGTACTGGCGAACCACACGCAAGCTGATGCCGTTGTGGACGGCACGCGCGGCCATGTCTACGCCCTGGGGCAGCAACAAGTCAGCGGTAGCGAACGTGATAGCGTCCTTGTGGTAGACCAAGTTTTGGGGGTACTGGGTTGAGGCAGCACCCACAAACACCACGGCCTTAGCGTTAGCTGGCAAAGTCAGCATGGTAGCCAGAGCATGGTTGGCCGAGTACATCGGAGCCACGGTCACGGTAGCGGTGGTAGTGGAGGTCGTTGATGCCAAAGCCACAAACTGGAACAGCGAGCCGGTGGACTCACGGGTCTGTGGGTTCACAGCAAAGCAGTCAGCAATCGTGAACACGTCACCAACGGCGATGGTTTCACCAGTACCAACAGTCAGCGTCAGCGTTGCAGAACCTTCAGCGGTCACAGCGGCAGCAGTAACGGTGCCGGTAGCAACGCGAGTGCCGGTGGTGTGCTGCTTGATTGACTGAGACATGTTGATCTCGTCAAAGCCCAACACGCCCATGCCCATCATGCCGTTTTTGAATTGGCGGCTGATGGTGTCGGTGGGGTTAAACAGACCTTTCATGCCTTCGACCAAACCAGCGTTAGCGGCGGGGTTGACGGTGGCATAACGGGGGCTCATCACAGCGGCGTTCTCGTTGAGCTTCTGCTGGGCTTGCAACAGCACCAAAGAAGTCGAAGGAGTGGTGCCAGGGGTGCCCACAGTGTTACCGATGCTCTTGTAAGCATTGGCGACATCAGCGTCGATGGAACTGGCCAACTGGCTAATACGAGGCTTCAACACACGCTCTGCGAAGTCATCCAATTGCATGGTCAATTCAGCAGATGTGAAGTTGACACCGATGTGCTTTTGGCTGGCCACGGTCAAGGTGGTGAATTGCTCGTTGTCGTCTTGAACTTGCAAGGCGGCACCGTCGGTCACCAAAGCGCGATCAGGCAGGCGAATGCGCAGGGTCGAACCAATCTTGGCACCTTCAACAGCAAAGCTGTCGTCGTACTGACGGTTCACGTTACGGGTCAACACAAGGTTGTTTTCGAGAATCTCAAGCGCTTTGCGCGTGATCATGTCGATGGTTAAGATACTGTTAGCCATGGAAAAAGTCCTTTAAAAATTTAGCGGGTTGCCTGCATCTTTTTCATCTGTCGGGCTCGTTCGGCGTCAATCCACTCTGAGGCACTCATGGTCTTGGTAGACCGAGGATCAGTCGTGTCATAAGCCGGCGCTCCAGAGGAGCGAGCCGTCACGGGAGAAATCGGTGCTGGCGCGGATGTCGTTTTCTTCACTGGTGGATCGCTGGCCAATTTGGCCTCAATCCTTCCAATTTCCTTGGCCTGCAAGATAGGTGCAAGACGGGAGATTCGATCTGCTTCCTTGGGGTTTGCACCGAGGTAGTAAGCTACTTCAGGGCCAACGTCCGAGGCTTGAATCGACTGAGCCATCACGGTCGTGATTGGAAGTTTCGGGTTGTACGCGACTTGTTCAAAGTCATCGTATTTGTTCCGAGCTTCTTCTTCCTTCTCGTGGTAGGTCTCAAGAATTTCAGATTGCTGCCGGGCATGTTCACGCTGGGCAAGCAGCTCTTCAGCCTTTTTGTAAGCCAATGCGTCTGCATAGGCTTCGGGGCTTTCAAACTGATCAACCGGCGGGATGTCTGCTGGCGCTCTCAATGCCTGCGTTTCCGCTTGCCTTTGAGTCTGCTCTCTTTCCCACTTACGCTGTTCTCTCGCAAGCCGCTTACCGATGGCTGCATCCAGTTCTTCTTGGGTAAAAACCCTTGAAGGTTCTTTTTGCTCATCAGCGACTACCGGCGCATTTTCTACAGTCTCAGGAGTGGCCGTCACTTCCGTTGCTGGCGCGGAGTCAACTTCCGCTAGGTTTTGTTGGACTTCTTCAGTCATTTCAATGAATCCTAAGATTCCCCGGTGAACCTCGCCGGTAAGGGTTTGTCAGCATTATGCTGGAATTTGAGATGTTTGGTAAGTGGCAATTACTTCATGCGTTGATCTTCTTTTAGTCTCCAACCCAAACACCGTTAAGTCGTTTAGCCAGACAACCTGTACCGCCACCCGCTACAGGGTTTGCAATTGTTCCATCAGGACAGTAGATCATTGAACCGTTAGCTGGAGCGCCAAGGTTTGCAAACGTAATGTTATTAACAAAATCAATTGTTTTGCCTCTAGACGGAACTGCCGATAAACCAACATTATTTTCCATAAAAATAGTGTCGTTCGTGGCACTATTGAAAATAGCAATGTCACCAGCGTTTCCGTTGAAAGTGTTATTGATAAATTGATTATTACCGCAATTTGCACCCCCTACGCTAATTGCATTGCCAGAAAAACCTTGCAATATGCAATCTCTAATAAGTAGATTTGTTGAAGTAGTTATTGTTATTCCTGATAATAAGAATATGCCGCCTTTGATTTGACCGTATTGCGTTTCATTTAATACAATATTTGTTTGAATATAAGTGCAGTTACTAAATTGCCAACGTGTAAATAAATCAGCGCCGCTTGCTTTTGAAATTACAATAGCACCGCCAGTAAATCTACAATTAGATACTTGTAAGGTATTGGTAGCACCTACATAGTAGCCAGCAATATAAAAATGATACGTATTCGTATTGCTATTAAAAGAAAAAAGAACCCCTTCAAATATTAAACTTAAAACTGGTGCTGAACTTGCATTAGTTACGGTAATATGTTGAGTATTAGATTGTGTTCCTGCAAAAGTCCCACCAGAAACATTTACCTCGTAACTTGGCCCCACACCAAAAGCCATTCCAGATACATGAGCAAAAAATACACATCCAAAAAATTGAGCCGATTGGCTAATTGGAACAACTATATTTAATGCCCAATTTATATCAGTAGTATTTGATTCAAACCTTGTTTGATAAAAATAAGCGTCATTTAAAGCACAGGAATAAAAACCGCTTACAAAAGAATAGAACGTACATCTTGACATTTCAACGCCGCTAACGTTTTGCCCAGTACCATCGGTTTCGTAAGAAATCCCTGTTACCGCAACGCCGCCAGATGAGCCCCATTGGATACCTGTACTGCCGTTACCTGTTAATTGACCTGTGCCAACTAATTGTAAATCTCTAAAAGTTACATCGCCTGTTGCAACATAAAATAACGTGCCACGCGGATTTGTTGAAGCGTTATATATGGCCGTAGTTGCTCTTAAGATAGTTCCCCTTGAATCTGGGTATGAACTTGTTGGTGCATTTGGACTTGAATCAACTGTAGTTGATCTTACCCCTACATAATTAACAAAAGGCTGGATAGCAAGAGTTGAAGAAATAACATAAACACCAGCGGGAAAAAATAACGTTGTCCTAGCATTTCCCGTTGAGCCAGACGATGAACTTCCTACTGGAGTTGCGGCAGAAGCAGCGTTAATCGCATTTTGAATTGCGGTTGTGCTATCTGTCTGCCCTGTTGGGTCAGCACCAAAGTCTAAAATGTTAAATGGCGAACCATTTATCATTGAGTAACTAACTTTAGTAAGTGCCATAATCAATTACCTTTTTGCTTATTCATTAATTGCGTCAAGTTGTATTTGCGTAGGCTTTGACAATACAGGGTGATTCCATTCTTTAATGTAATCGCCTTTACCATCACTATCATTTTGCAAGACAATTGTTCCAGTAACTGGATAAAAGTCGGCTGGATTAAGTGTTGGATATATGCGGACAATTTTATCGTATAAAATCATTTTAGTTTCCTTTGTGTTAGGCGGCGCGAACCATTACAGCGTTGAAATAATTTACGTCAGGTCTAGATGAATAACCATTTATTGATGTGCTACCACCACCATTAGAAGCGGTAGCATAAATTTCAATGTAATCAGTAGAACCGTTTAAGTAAACAAGGTTTGAACCAGTCATAGTAAAATCTGTGTGACTAGCAATAGCAGCACCACCATTGTAATCAGTGTATAAATTTTGATATACAGCACCATTTTTATATATAGCTAGTTGTAACGATGATGTTAAAACTATTGAGCATGATGCCAAGCAATTAACTTGATAGTACCCTGCAACTGTTGGGGTAAATCTTGCATTTGCTGTGCTGTAATTTGAATTGGTATCAAATACAGATACATTGTAAGCAACTTTTGTTGCCGTATTATTTGCCAAACTTTGAATAGCATCGCCATACGCACTGAAAGCTGGGGCTAAAGCGAAACCGCCAGCAGGAACTGGATAAGAAATTCCTTTGCCAGATGTGCCAATGACTAGGTTGTCAGACAGTTTAATCTTACCTACAACATCTAATTTTTCAGCAGGGCTTACTGTGCCAATACCTACACGACTATTTGTTGCATCGGTATAAAACAAGTTTGCATCTGTGTCGCCTTCAATCCGCACGTTAAAGACTGCACCGATCTCGTTAATCACAAGATTGGTCGTGCCAATAATCATCTTTTCAGTCAATGCACCGGCAGTTGCAGTCTCAAAGTGAAGCTGTCCTTGTTCGGCGGTTGAAGTTGGGCTGAGAATAGATGCGTGAATTAGACCGTAGGATTGCTTGTTGCCAGCAGAATCTTCACCATTAAATTCAATTTCACCCAGTGTGTCGGATGCCGCTGGACTTGCTGAATCTCTATACAGATCAAGTATTGGTGCGGCGGCGGCGCCTGCATCTGTTGACGTCAAGGTCATACCCAAAGCATCAAAAGATCGACCAGCAGTCAAGTTAGCAACTGAAACTTGTTTGGTTGAGCTGCTCTGAACAATAGGCAGAACTTCGGTGCCCGCAAGCGGGGTTGTTGACGCGGGTAATGCTGAGATTTTTGTATCTGCCATGATAATTCCTTAAACGAACATGACTTCAATGGATGAAGTATACGGCGGTGCTGTTGAAAATGTCAACGTTGTACCCGAAATGGTATACGTATTTTTTTGCTGGTATACGCCGTTAATATAAACAAAGGTAAAGTTTTCACCCAATGATGCGGAACTTAATGTAAATACTGTTTGTGATCCTGTGCCGGTAAAATTTTGAACTAAAAACTCAGCCGCGCCAATGCCAGAGATGTTGTCATAAGTCGCAATAAGCACATCTGTTGATGTGTATAACGAAAATTTATACGGGGGCGGCAACAACCATATTTCACCGCCAGGCACGCGCCCCGCAGAGTCCAAAATAATTGGGTTAGTATGCGCCGTATTACCGCTAGAAGACGTGTATGTTACTTTTGGTGTGGTTGTGCCGGCTGCGTAGGTGTATAGCTTGCCGCCAGACAGGATCACGCCGCTGTTGGTGAAGAACTGGGCCGCAGCGCCGCCCACAGGGGAAAGAAAGACGGCCATTTAGGTCACTCCAAAAGAATCAAACCACCGTCCTCTTGGACGAGATTGTCATTGTTTTCGCACAACAAATTGCCAATAATGATCTCGGCATGCTTTCCAGAAACCAGCGTGGCAATACCGCCAAGACCAATGGCTACTGCGTTGCGAAGAGCGACACCAAAACTCATTGCTTGTTAATCGGTTTGCAATAGATTGCGCCGTCATCCGCAATACGGATGGCGCTTACGCGGAAAGGAGCGCCAGTGCCCATAGGCAAATAAAACGGGATCGGGGTGTATGCAGGAATTGGGGTGCTGCCAGTTGTTGCAACCGCAGCAGGGCCAATCTCTACATAGCAAGGGGTCGTAGACCAGACCATCACGCCTTCAGGGCCAGAGCCCCAATCAGCAGTATTGCCCGCAGAACCGCTGTAAGACGCGGTGCGGCCAGGAAAACCAGTTTGTGATAGCGGATTCAGAAGTTCCATGATGCGTCCTTATGCCAAAAAGCGGAGTTTGTACAGAGTGCGAAGATAAATCTCAATGATGTTGTCAATGAGCTGCTGCAAAGATGAGTCGGATTTGTCAGCTACTTCATACCGGCAATCTTCAATTTCTTTTAACGAGTCTTCCAAAAACTCAATGATGTTAGCTGTCTTCTTTGCCGAATGCAAAGTAATTGGCCCCATCAAACCATGCCGGCCTTGATAGCTTTCAGCAAAGTTATCAGCAGCATCAATGATGCGCTCATAAAAGTGCGCCAAAGCCTTGTGTTTGGAATAGCTGCGGGTGTTCAAGTGAACGCTATGCGTCACATCTCGGGCAAGAAACAGCAACCCTACAAAATCGCACGCTTTCATTGTGGCATCCCTTGTTGTTCGGGCATCATCTGTTGTTGAGGCATCATTTCGGGCATCATCTCACTCTGATCTCGGCCAGGCATTTCATTCACCAGGTCTCCGGATGTGATCATGCCATGCACCGTGCCCAAGACTATATCTTGAATTTGCTCTGGTGACATGCTTGCCTGCACTTGAGCCAAACGCTTGGTCTCAGCTTCGTACGCCTTGACCTGGGCCTCAAAGTCCTTGCGCTCCATGTCTTGCGCTTCGATGGACTTGCCGACATTTTGAATCATCTGGTGCATCTGCTCCATCTCTTGGCCCATAGCCTGCATCTGCTGCTGGGCCGCCTGCAATGCTGGATTGTCATCGCCATCTGACATGAACTTGGGATCAATGGTCTTGGCAAAACGCTTAGACATCTCTTGGGCGCCAGGCCAATCCATGTTCTTGACAAACAGGTCACCGGCCACAGCCCACAGTTGAGGGTTTCCTTGCAACAGTTGTGCCATTGCTTCCAGTGCCTCTTGACGTTTGGTCGCGTAGCCTGGGCCAGTGATCGCCACCACGTCGTATTTGCCAACGCCGGGGTTGTAGATTTTTTCCATCACAATCCCGCGCTCATCAACAATCTTGTTGACCGGCTGCTCTTGATCGGGGTTGATCTTAACCATCTTGGTCTCGCCATCTTCACCGATGATGCGAGCGATGCGCTGGGTATCGTAAATTTTGGGGATCAAGTCCACCAACTGACGAGCCACATGGCGCACACCGCGAGCCAAATTGTCCCCATAATGGTATGTGCCCACATCGCCTTCGCGCTGGCGGGCCAGAATGGCTTTGCCGCTGCGTTCGTTGGAGCCCATTCCCAAAGATGCGTTGTATTGACCTGTGGTGCTCTTGATGTCTTCAGACGCCCCTGCCTTGGCTTGCAATAGGCCGCTGGATGCCATTGGAGGCTGTGCCCGCTGGGGTAGCGGCAACATGCCGCCTTGGCCGTCTGTAACGTCTGGATTGACCTCCAAATACGGCCAGTTTTGCGTGTTGGCGGTTTTCCACTGGTTCTCATAGCCCTCAAACTGGCCACCGTAGCCAATAAATGGGGCTTTGGGCGCCAAGGCCAACATCTCGGCTTCTTGGGACACCCAGTAGTTGTACATGCGCTGGGCATCTTTGGCGTTGCGCACCAAACCCGACACGTACAAACGACCGTCAACCTCAAATTCGTTGCCCACGATGCGGATCACGGGAATGTACTTGCCCGCCCACTCGCGCTCTTCAAGAATTTCGTACCCATTGATCTTGCAGTACTTGACTTTTTGGCGGTCAGATTGGCGTGACTTCTTAGGCTTGCCGTAGATCGCCCGCAGTTGCTTGTCCTCTGGCGTACCCTCAAACGCCGTAGCGTTGCCGGGATACAGGTTCAACGTTGCGGGGTCAAAGTCAATGTAGTAGTAATCAGCAATGCGGATCGTGTCTTCATTGAGCCAGTTGCTGATCGACTGATCGCCCACACCCAGCGACTGCAAGGTGGTGATGGGCGACGCATCGGGGTACATCCGCTCAAACTCGGCTTTGGTCAAGTCTTCAGTGACAAAACAATACTTGGCGTCCGCGCCGGTCGGGTCTTGGATGGTTGGATCCATGTAGACCGAAAAGGAGTTGCGCACCCGGCCAATCTTGATGTCTTGGTCAAACGTGTTGTCGTCGCAATACTCGGTCAACAGGCGAAGGTAGCCTTCGCCGTAAGAAACTTGGTTTTCGCAGGCAGTGTCGTAGGCCACATCAGCGTCGCTGATGTACTCAATGTGCCGAATCATGCCGTTAAAAATATCGGCCACTTCCACGTCGGCGTTGTCGTCCACCGGGATGACTTTGGCGCCTGGCCGGTTCTGGCGCTGGTCGTTGGTGACCTGGCGCACATGCTGGGGCAGCTTGTTGATTGTCAGACACGGGCGGGCGTTGATGGTTTGACCTTGCACCGCGCCACGGGTGGCCAGCACATCGGCGGGCCACTGCCAGTGGTTGTCGGGCGAGCCGGCATAAAAGCGCAGGTCGTCGATCTCATCTTCGCGGCTCTCGGCAAGCGCGGACACCGCCATATCCAGCCTAGCACGGGCTGTGGCCAGGATGTCAGACGCGCTTTTCTTGGGTTTACCGCCTTCGGCCACTGCGCCAGCAGCCGCAATGCCTGTGAAGTCTGCCATTATTTGATCTTATTAAGGACTTTGTCCACCGTTGCCTTGACATTGTTGCCCGATGGAATTGTGGCATTGCAGTTGGCAGTGGGTGAACGGGTCTCTTTGTTGCGGTCAGGCATACCGCCGCCCGACATTTTGGGTTCGCGGCTGTTCAATTTGGCAATGGGTGCAAGAGTTTTCATTTCTTTCCTTTCGGGGCTGCACGTTTGACTGCGTATGCAATGGCCACGGCCTGCTTGACGGGCTTGCCCGCTTTGACTTCGGCCTTGACGTTCTTGCGGAATGCTTCGGGGGATTTGGATTTGACAAGCGGCATGTTACTTCTTCTTTGCAGTTTTGGCCGACTCTTTAAACGCTTTGGCAGTGGGCGCGCCGGGCGAGCCAGGCTTCCTCATCTTCTCTTTACTGCCAGCGGCGATACGTGCCTGTTTTGCGTGGATATTACTATACAAGCCGGGTTTGGTAGCCATATTAACACTTCCATCGTTTGAGTGACGCTTTGGCGCGTTCAGCATCGCCTTTGGCATGCTTGACTACGCCTTCCATGCGGGCGCAGAAACTGGCTTTGCGGCCAGCATCTGCTTTGGTCTTGGGGCTGGGTGCTGGCGCCTTGAGGTTGGAGCCTGTGGCGGCGTTGTACTTAGCGCGGCCCTTCTCAGTCAGACCTGCGCCCTTGGACACCGGCAACTTTTCGCCGCGACCCACGCTTAAAGAAACACCTTTTTTCATGCGCCCATCCATCCTGTAGACACTGCGCTACCGTAGCTTCTAGCGGTGCGCTTGGGTTCAGCATACTCACGATGTGCCACTGGAAAGGCAAATGTGACGCAGATAGCGTCAGCAGCGTCGGGTGAGGCAAGACCGCGAGCTTTCATTTCTTTTTTGCTTTCCAAGAAGATTGTTCCCCGTGAATCAGGCTTCATCATAGGCGAAATCAAGTCCGTCTTCAAGAACCTGTCGCTAGGAATACTAGCAGATTTCAGCCATTCTCGCATATCTCCCCACATCTGCGCGCGCATATTACCGTACATGATCGGGTTTTTGGCTTTATTTCCAAAGTTTATGCCCTTGACCTTGTACCGCTGCTCTTTGAGCCTGTCCACAATACCCGCGCCCAGCCCGCCTTCGTCAATCACGACCAGCGCAGGCTTAAATTCCTCAATTGCTTCGATCACATACCCCACCACCGTCATGGTGTCGTCGCCTCTGTGCCGCATTATCTTGACAATATCCCGCCCTTGCCTGACCGCGATCACCGTAGCGTCCGCTCCGAACCGCGCTGGGTCTACGCCGATTACGATTGGCGCCGACTGATCCTTGTACTTGGGCCGGGCCATGGCGTCGTCCACTATGTCGGCGCCGATGAACTGGTCATCCCCCGCACTGGGGAACATGCCGTAAACCTCAACGTGCGCTTGTGATGAGTCAGGCCCATATTCGTCAATGATTCGGTTGTAAACCGCCTTGTCGGTGCCCTCGACCGTCCTGGCGTCCACAATCCTGGTGCGCCAGAACGCCCGTTTGCTGTTAAACGCTTCGTAAAAGTACCCGGTGTTGCGCCGTGGGTTGGAAAAAGCCAACCAGAAGCGGTTTGGCGTGTTTTCTGTAAAGAAACCGCCGGTCACCGCCCAGATTGAGTCGTCGATACCGGACGCTTCGTCAAAAACCACCAGCACACCGTCAAAGTTGTGCACACCAGCGTAAGCGTCAGGGTTCTCGGCCGACCACAACCGCCCTTCCACGCCCCAGTACCGCGTGCCTTTTTTCAAATCCCGCTCAACAAGCTCAGTCAGCCACTTGGCCGGCATGACGCGGGTGGCTGACACCTCAAACCAGTGCGAGTTGATGGCCATGGCCAGCCATTTGGTGATCTCGGCCCAAGTGATTGACCTGAGTTGTGACTCGGAGTTAGCCGATATGATAGTCGTCGAGCCGATGCGCGTGGCCAACATCCAGATCGTGATCCATGAGACCAGCGCCGACTTGCCAATACCCCGGCCAGATGAGATAGCTTCTTGCAGCACATCAAAGTCTGCCTTGCCCTGGTTCAGTTTGATGTGCTCGGCAATGTCCAGCAACACCTCGCGCTGCCATTTGCGCGGCCCTTGGAAGTTTTCCAGTGGCGTGCCCTTGACGCCCCAGGGAAAAGCAAACATCACAAACGCCAGCGGGTTGTCCTTGATCGCTGGGCTCCACAGCCGGGCCATCAACTCTTGTTCGTCTTCAGCGCTGTACTTGGTGCTCTGCATGTGTTAAATCCAATTTAGGGCTGGGCGCGTGGGCGATAACGTCGATGACCCTGGACTCAGCGTCGCGCAGCGCCTGGGTAACTGATATGCGCTGATCAACATCAATAGTGATAGATTGCTTGGCCACCCAGCCGTGGACGTTTTGGAGTATGGCTAACGCCGCCTTGGAGTCGCCCTCTCGCGCCGCCTTGTGCAAGCACTGGGACATTTCCATCTCGGCGTCTGCCTTGCCCTTTTGCGCTGCCATCTCCGCGATGGGGTCAAGCTGCACCAGTTGCCGGTACTCGGCGGGCAGCATGCCAGAGGCCAACGCCAACGAGTCGCCTTTCAGCCCCAGCTTGGCGGCTTCGTAGATGCGGTGCAAACGCGCCTCAGTCGCTTCGACCTTGCGCGGTGCAAAAGGTAGGCTTTCAAACATGTGCCGAATATAACAAAAATTTTTAAAAATCTGTGGGTCGTGTGGGCAATGTGGGCTATAAAAAATTTTGTTTGTGGCCCCTCCGCTGCCGTGGCCTTCGGCGCTCGGCCCTACCCGGGGGGCATCAAGCAAACAGCAAACGGCAACCGGGCACGCAGCCAGCAACCTTACAAAAACTTACAATGTAGTACTTTAGTGGGGGGCAATGTGGGCAGTGCCCACAAGACCCGGTGGCTCGCTGGCCGTGGGGTTTTTTGGCCGTGTAGTACTTTAGTGGAGGGTCATGTGGGCAATGTACCCACGCGTTTTTTTTTGCGTCTGAAACGGGGGCTTGTGAGCATTCGTGAGCCATACACCTACTGTGTAGCTACTTAGTATTACATACATTTTTAAATCAACTAACATCAAAACACCTTGCCCACATTGTCCACAAAGTAGGTTTTTCATAGGCAAAATAACGTGCTGGCCGCTTGTCCACACTTGTCCACCGACTACCCACGCGCTCACCCACATTGTCCACAACGCATTAGGGTTTGTCCCTATAAAATAATCCTTGACAAGTGCAAGGCAATGCCTTACATTATCTTCACCGGCGCAGATTCGCACCGGCATCAACTAAACGAAGGGTCAACATGTCCACACTTAACAAAAGCCAGCTGCGCGAAGCCACCAAAATCATCACCTACAGTGCGTCACTTGGTGATGACTACCTGGCGCGCGGATTGTCTGCGATGTATCGCAGCGCGCGCAAAACAAGCCAGCAAAATGAAATCCTGGCGCTGGCGCTGGCGTATAAAGTGGTGTCAAACCCTGAATTCTTTATCGGCCGGCGCGCCTAATTTCAACCCGGCCAGGCTGCGCGCCTGGCCGTTCATTTACTCAAATAATCGAAAGGTCAAATACCATGCAAGTTCACATCACAATGAAAAGCGCAAATGCGAAAACCGGCCCGATCCCTGTCAGCACCACCGAAAAGGCATCATGCCCGCCAGACTGCGCCATGCGCGCTGAGTGCTATGCGGCCAGTGGCCCGCTGGCTTTGCATTGGGCTGCAGTCAGCGCGGGCACGCGCGGCACGTCATGGGGTCAATTCTGCGAGACCATCGCGCAGCTGCCCGATGGCCAGCTGTGGCGCCACAATCAAGCGGGCGATCTGCCCACGGTCAGCGGGTCGATTGACGCTGTCAAGCTCGGCCAATTGGTGGCCGCGAACCAAGGCAAGCGCGGTTTTACGTATTCGCACCATCGTGACGCGGCCAGCATCGCATGGATACGCCACGCCAACGCGTGGGGTTTCACTGTCAATCTGTCAGCCAATGATTTAGTTGACGCTGACGCGCTGGCCGATCAAAACGCGGGCCCGGTGGTGGTGGTGTTGCCTTCAACGCAAACCAGCAACACCACTACGCCAGCTGGCCGCCCGGTGGTTATCTGCCCCGCCACCCAGCGCGCTGACGTGTCCTGCGCCAGCTGCCAGCTGTGCCAGCGCCAGCGCGCGGCCATTGTGGGATTCCCTGCCCATGGCTCACGCCACCGGGTGATTAATCTGCGCCTGGCCAATGCTTGACCTTATGCGGACCCTTTGGGGTCCGTATCGGGGCGCGCATTGGTGCACGTCAATCAACTAAACGAAAAGGGTAAACCATGAAACACGCAAAATTACGCGAAGCGCTGCGCGCTAAGTATGGCGCACGAAATTATCGAATTGATCGAAATGATTTAGTCCACATTTATGGGGCCATGCCAAATTCTCAAAGTGTGGGCTGGTGGCTGATGGGGGACATCATCGGCGCTGAATTGTGGATGGGGTTCCATGACGATATTGGGGGTGCCAAATGATTAAAACCATGCGCGCAAAATACAAGGGTAAAGACGCGCGCACCGGCGCGCCTATATACCCGGGTGACGAGATTCAATATTGCACGGCCACCCGGCGCGCATGGATCACGGGCGAGCCGGGCGAGATAACCTTTTTTGGTGAAACCGGCCCGACCACGTTCTATCGAAACCCACGGGGCCGGTGCGAAGACGCGCCATGTTGCGGGTGTTGCACCATATGACCTACTACACCACGAAGGGGGCCGCGCAGGCCCTGGCTGATACGCTGGCCGCTCAGGACGCGGACGCATGGTTATACGAAGTACACGCGAGCCCACGCGGGTTCTATGTGGCCGTTTTTGATTTTGACCACTTTTTTTTGGGGAACCTATGAGAGACATTTTCGCAGCCTTGATCATCGCGGCCGCGCTCACAGTGTGCGCGCTGGCTTATTTTGACGTTCTAATAAAGTAAGGGTAAACCATGCAAACTTATAAATTAAATAATGGGGTACATGTATTAGCCCGGCCATTGAAAGACGGTAATCTGTACCCGTACACGTACATAAACCGCACGCAAGCAGAAAATTCAGCCCGTAAGCACGGGGGCGAAGTCTACCAAGGGCCAAGCAGTCGGCGGGTGTTTTATGTAACGCTAACCCATGATTCTCACTGCCCGGCTAATTATGGCTGCGCGTGTTACTGCGATTGCGTAACTTTGGAGCAAACAGCATGATCACAATCGGAAAAACCACATACAAAACCAACCGCGCGGACATTTTCGCGCATCACGCAAAATGCACCGGTAAGCATCGCAAACTAAAGAGCAAAGGCGCGGAGAAGCGCTTCTACCCGGTCTTTGATGCAACCATGTCAACCGCCGACTATGTGCAAGCCTATGAAACGCTCAACGCTAAAAAGAACCTGACTAAGTGGGATTGGCAACCCCTGAGCACCGCGCCCACGGTGCCAAGCGGCGAAGATGCGGCATGGGAGGTGGAAGATGCTGCACCTTATATTTAAGCGCGCTTTGGCGCCATGGGCGCCGCCGGCCGGGCCGGTTACGCTGGCCAGCGGCCGGGTGGTAGTGCATACGCGCGAGCCCAATGGGGCGCAGCGCGCCACGCCCACGCCGGGCGCCTATGCCATGACGCCGGCCGAATGGGCCGAATACAAAGGGGCGCGCCATGACTCTAATTGATTTTTGCGAGACACCGCGCACCATGGTGGAGATCGAAGCGGAGGGGTTCACGCGCGATCAAGTCTATGGCGCGGTCAAGCGGGGGGAGCTCGTAAACCAAAATCGAAAAGATGCCTGGGGGCGCATCAAGCGGGGCGCGGGGCTTTTCACTGTGGCCTGCCCTGCCCCTGCGTATGATGCCGCGCCATTGGTGGCAGCATGGCGCTAATTTGCGCGGTCATTTTGGCCGCTATACTGGCACTGCTGCTTGACCTTTAAGCAGTTGCCAACCCTCACAAGCCCCCTCACGGGGGCTTTTTTTGTGTCCACGCCGTAGGCGGGGGCACTGTCTTATACGGGCTCGACCATGCGCCGAAGGTCAGAGCGGGAATACTCACTAAGTTCCGGCGCGCAGAAAACGTGCTTCTTTGTGTCATGGTCGCGCGATTTAATGCGGCCCATGTCGATCCACCCGGCCTCTTTGAAGGCGTGCAATAGCGCGGCCTGGACGACCTTGGTGCCCGTGGGGGCGATGCCTTGCAAGCGGTCGCAAAGGCCATAAAAGGGGCCACCACAGACCCCACGCGAGAATTCACCCGCACGCCTGCGCATGAGGTCAACCAAAAACGATTCAGCGCCGCTCATGCCATGCTCGACCATGATGGACTTGGCCTCAGTCATGGGGGGCGCTGCGTTGGGGTTCCACGCGCTCACGTCACGGGTGTGCAGGTAATGGGCCACGGCCTCAAAGCCGCCCCGGTGCTGGTACCAATTCCACAGGCTCACCGCTTGAGCTTCTGGGAGCTTGGGGGCATCGGCCCAAAGGACGAACCAGCGCCGATCCTCTGAGGGGATCGAGATGGCCACGCGCTCATTGGAGAAGGCGATCACAAAAACGCGGTTCAAGGCCATGTAGGGGTGGAGCCCTTTTCGGTTGACCATGAGGAGCTCAGGGGGCGCAGCGATGATGGGCTTGAGGGTATTCTCAAGGGCGCGGCGGTCTTTGGCTTCGGCCTGCCTGAGCTCGGCGATTTCCATCACTTCGCACTCAAGCGCATAACCCCATTGGCTTGTGAGCTCTTCGTTCTTGACCAGTGAGCAATTGTGCTTGGATGGGCCACCAATGGCCCAGAAGAAGGGGGCGAACAGGGTATCTTTGCCTGACCCATGGTTGCCACCCAAAAGGATAGCGTGATTGATCTTGTGGCCTGGAAACTGGACTTTATGGGCCAGCGCGTTGAGCAGGTGCTCGCGCTCAAACCGCTCGGGCACCATGCGTTCTACGTGCGCCAGCCACAAGGCCGGGTCACCGGCCACCGGCTGCGGGCGCGCATCGCGCCATCGGTTGCCGTAGACCTGACCCTCACGGGCCACCAGCACGGACGCGCCAGCGGCGTAGGTGATGCCGACCAGGGACTTGGCGCCCTTGCCTTGGCGGTTCTCATCAAATGATGTGGCGGCCTCGATGCGGCGCTTGGCGTTATGGATTGATTTGCAATCGATGTGCCGGTACAGAGCGTTGAAGGTGTTGCGCGAGACTTCGCGGCGGTCGGTCATGTCGAAAAAGGCGTCATCTGTCTGGACGTAGGCGAAGCGCTCGAACCATTCGTTTTTCTCGACCCGGCCCAGTTCTTTGCGCTCCACCTCGGCGATGACGCGGGCGGCTTCGTCTGGATAGTCGGCCGTGGGGGCAAGCCTGGAGAGCGCGGACTCCATGGCTTGGGTGAGCAGTTCCTCACGCAAGCCGGGGGTGTGGGCGGGGCCGCCTTGGTCAGCCACCCACGTCAAAAAGGCGCGGGAATCGAAGTCAACGCAATGCGAGTGAAGGCAGCAATAGGCCCGGTTGGCGGGCATGTAGCGCCCCTCTGGGTTGCCGTCGGTATGCTCGGCACTGTTGGGGCAGATGACGCCCGCCCAGCCCTCGCCGTTGGGCTTGGACAAGAGCAGACCTTGGCCACTGAGCCACGCCATCACGTCATCGGCGCCATCATCAGAGATGCGAATCGGGCGCAGGGTGAGCGAATCGGGTTCGACCGGCGTCACGTCCAAGGCGGTGCAGATGTCTGTGAGGGCATATTCGCGTTCTGGATGAAAAGTCACCAGGCGCGCGGCGAAGTTGTCGCGGCCCGGTTTAAGGTTGACGCTACCAGGCAAGCGGAAGTTGCGCACCGGGTTGCAGGCGCCAGGGTCGGTGTAGCCCGCCTCGGCGATGGCTTTGATGGCCGCGCTAAATTCGGCCTTGGTCGGTTGGTCGCTGAAGGCGTAGCCCCACTGGAACGACCCAGGGGAGGTCTCCATGATCCAGGTGGGCTCAAGCGGTGGGGTCTTGGACTTGGTGCCAATGTCGTCCAGCATCATCACCAGGATGTACTCGCAATTGGCCGCCGACGCTGACACCCGGCCCTCGGCGAAGCGGTCGATGATGAAGCTGGCCGTGTTGCCATACCAAGCTTGATCTGCTTTGATGCGCTTGGGGTCGGGCAGGAATGCCGGCCATGTGCATTTGACTGCGCCGTCGGCGTGGAGTTGTATCTCGCCGTCTTTCAACTGTGGTTTTTGCCTGACAATTAACGCTGTTTCGCCTGCTGGGGCAAGTTTTGTAATAAAATCCAGAAATTCCAAAATGTCTCTCCTTTAAGAGCCCGCCTGCCAGCGGGCTTTTTACTTACCATATCTCGACATGATCGCCACCTCTGCGTCAAGGGGCAAGCCCTTGGCCCACTCGGGCGGCGTACACATCACCTCTTTCAATCGCACAGCCATCTCCTCTGGCCGGTCGGTCTCAATGACCACCTCGTCATGGACGTGGAGCACCACGTCGTCAAGCTGGCGCAGGGTATGGCGTAGCAAATCGTTGGCCGTTGCCTGCGTGATATTCTCACACGCCAAGCCTTTCCATAACCTTGCACGCGGCCATTCTTTTGCGTCTGCTGCTGGTTTCCATGCGGCCTTGGCGTAGCTCACACCATCGGCGTCCAGCTTGGCAAACGGATAGCACAGCACCCGCGCGGAGGGCAGAGCATACCAAAGGTGCTGGCCGTCGAATAGGTACGTAACCCGGCCCACGCTGAACTCATGGCCCTTGTTGCGCATGGCGCGGGTGTAGGCTTCCTCAAGGTTTTGCCAATACGGCACAGACCAAGGGTTTGCCCTACGCCATGCGTCTACCATGCGCTTGGATTCAAACTCAGTGAGTTGCACGCCATAGGCGCGGCCCATGGCCGCGAAAGCGCCCACGCCACCGGCAAAGCCGCAGGCGAGCTCTTGCACCTTGCCGATCTGGCGCTGGTCTTTCGTTACCTCATCGACCCGCACGCCAAAGGTGGCGGCAGCGTTGACCTTGTACACATCCTCGCCTTTGGCGAAGATGGCCAGCTTGTCATCCCCACGGCCAGACAACCATGGATTGGCGCGGGCCTCTATCGCCGCCCAGTCAGCCACGACCAGATGTTTGCCGGGTGCAGGAATGAGCGCGGGCCTGAGCATCCCCTTGAGGACGTCGGTGACTCGCTTGCCGTATGTTGGGACGATGGCGTGTCCCCTGACCATAGCGTTGCGTACGGCTGCGGGTTCTTCAGCGGTTTTACGGGTGAAATTGTGAACCTGGGCGCCGTAGCTAGAAGCACGGCCTGTAGCCGAGCCTCCAGCAAAGACAAACGCTCCTCGGACTCGCTCATCTTCAATATCTGCCAAAGCTGCAAGTCGACTGAATTTTGCGACTGACGAAGCCCAGAGGTCGTCTGCGCACTGGATGACTTCTTGAACATGGGGTGGGACATCCTCACAGTTTAAAAGATTGGCTCGCACAGTCTTGTCGATGCTGTACTTACCGTCCTTCTCCATGAGCTTGAGCGCTTGCGGCCCCACGCGCTCAATGACCCACTGGCGCATCTTGGGGGAGCGCACGCTGGTGATGGCGCCCTCGGTGACCTCGGCCACGATCTGCTCAATCTCGACCAACTCATCGCTGGCGTACTTGACAGCGGCCTTGCACAAGGGCACATCGACCAACACGCCTCGGTCGTTGATGCGCTCGTTGACGTGGTAGTCGAGCAGCTCTTCCTCTGACAGTGGCCGCAGCGCCTTGCTGATCGAGCGCATGGCCCTGACGTCTTGCTCGCAGTAGGCCACCATCTCGGCCATCAGTTCGGGGTCGTTGCGAAATGGCGGTATGCACAGCAAGCGGATCAACTGCGAGCCGCGATGGTCTTTCTTCATGGACGCGCCGGCAAAGCGCCCCACGTCTTCAAGCGAACCCGGCGCGCAGTTGGCGCGGGCCTGGGTGGCGGTGCAGTAGAACTGCTCCAGCTTAAAATTTATTTGTAAGACGTACCAAAAAATGAGGCGTTCAAACGCTGCGTTGTGGGCGTAAATTACACCTTTGTAATCTTTGACTTGAGCGGGAAATGGTTGGTTAGGCATCCATGTCTGGACGTCATCATCGCCAAAAGCGTAGGACATGCACAGCACTTCGGTGCTTGCATCTTGAGCGTAGTTGTAAACGCCCGCCGCCTTCAGGTCGCAGGCGCTACGGGTTTCAAAGTCAAGCCAGAGCATTTTTAGCCGCGTCTTCAATTATTTTTCGTCTGAGTTCAAACGGCGCGGCTGAATAGCAATTCGCGCATATGCAGCGGAACAGGATTGCCACCTCGGATTCCACGGCGCCGCAGTAGTTACATTTGTCCATTTTTACTCTACTGTGTAGGTGGGGGTCTCGATTTGGGCTTCAACAAGGCGCAGGAGAAAGCCAGAAAATCCTGCGCGTCGCCATCCTCGAACGCTGTCTTAACAACCCCCAGGCTCAATTATGCAGACCGACGACGACGGCCAGCGGGAGCAGGCGCGGGTGCCTCAACAGCTACCTCAGGCTCACCGTCCATGCTGACCCATTCGACAACCTCAAACACCGGCGTGTAGATTTTGCCGTAGGACTTGTGGGCGTAGTGATCCTTTTTGAGTTTCACAATTGCCACTGGCTTTGCTTGGTCTTTTTCGACCTGCTCTGCCAACGCCACAGCCAAGGTCTGCACAGCGCGTTTGCCGCCCACTGACGTGGTGGTATACCGCGCTTCCATGCCCTTGTCTTCGCCGCTGATGCACTTAAGGCTCATGCCCACTTGTGTCTCCCAGCCTTTTTTGGCGCCGGGGGGCGCTTCGTCAAGCTCGGGCAACGGTTGGGACACCGACGCCATCTTCTCGGCCAACACTTCACCATCACCCCAAGCAATGAAGCCGTGGACAAAGCTGAAAGGATTGATGGCCCAGGTGGAGTCGTCTTCCACTTCGGTTTGATCGGCACCGAAAACCCAGTGGCCAGTTTTATCCATTTTGAGGATGACTGTACCGGCTGGGCCAACGTCTGCTTGGATCGCGCGCAAAGCGGTTGAGAGGGTGGAGACTGCGGGCAAGCCCGCCTGAGAGAACGCAACTAAATTTGACATGATAGTCCTTATTGAAGTTTAGAAAGGGCAGCAGTGAGTTGCTTCCCGATTTGAACCACCGCCGGCCTGGGATCACTCTCAGACGCGATGGTGGTACCCGAACTGACGGCGACGACCAGATCATCGGGCAAGGCTTGCTTGCGCTTTTTGAGCGCCTTCTCAGCCTTGGCCGGTGAAATGATTGATGTCTCCATCACCTCAGATTCTGTGAGACCGAACGCGAACAGGGCGACTTTGGCCTTGTCTTCGTCAGTCCACTGTCTGATGGCACGCTTGGCCACCAACTTGTAATCAGGCAGTTTAGCACCGCTGTCCAGCATCTGAAGGGCCAGCGCGCGCAGGTCAGCGATCCACTGCTCCAGCATGTCGGCGTTCTTCAGATACGCGCTGATCTGCGGCGCGTCCAAGGACTCGATAGATGTCTTCAACGCCCGGTCAACAGCGCCGGTCATCTGTGGGCAGATAGGTTTGGCCGCACACCAGCGGCAGTGGTCGCCGGTCTTGAGTTCGGCGTCTGGCTTTTGCGCCAGCTTGACCGCCTGCACCAACTGCAATTCAAACTCAGCGATGCGCTTGGGCGTGGTCACCCAGCGCTTGACCTGGGGCGGCTGCACGATCACGCATTCGATCTCATCGACGCCATCAAACGCCCACTTGGCGGCTTCAGTGCGCATGGACGCAGCGGCGTAGAACATCAACTGCGGGTTCTCCTCTACTTCCACAGCAACACCATCACCAAACTTCCAGTCAAGAACAACTGCACGGTTTCCGACACGTCCAATAAGGTCAGTAGACCCAAACACACCAGGAAGTAAATCACCAAAGCCAACGCGAGTTTCAGCTTCAATTTCCATCTCCTTGGTTGGGTCGATCTCATCAAGCGCGGCCATGGCCACTTTGAGCTTGTTGTCGATCAACTCTTGCGTAAGAACTTGGTCTTCGTACTTGGTGCCCAGGTAATGCTCAGGTGGGTTGTCGGTCATCACAATGTCGGCGATGACGTTGTGAAGGAGCGTGCCCTCATCGGCGTATTTGTTGCTGGGCTGGGGCGGCATCTTTTGCACCAAGGCCACTGAGCCTGGGCAGTTGATGACGCGCTTGGCGGTCGAGCCGCCGACGATGTTACTGTGCTGCATCTGGTGTTTCCTCTTTAGTGAATTTGATTTCGCCGCTGTAGCTGTAGGTTTTGATCTCTACTGAATTGAAGGCATCTGGGAATTTGGCTTGCGCCCATTCCAAAAGAATTTTCTCTGCTTCGGTGGTGGTGATTTTCAGTTCCATGATTAAAACGCCTTGAATTTACGATATCCGCCCATGAGCGAAAACATGTTGATGGGATAGCGACGCTTGCCTTGGCGTTCCCAGACGATGACGATTGTTTCAGCGTCGTACTTCCAGCAGCCCTCTTCAGTCAGCCCGTCACGGGTGTAAAAGTAAGCGCGGGACTGTGCTTTGTCAGCCTCGCACACGTCGGTCATTATGGTGATCTTGCCGCCCGCTTGGTTGTCGGTTTCGGCAAAGTTGTCGGCGTGCGCCACTGTGGCAGCGGCCAACAAAGTTAGGAAGAGATGTTTCATCGAAGTGTCCTTTAGTTGAGTTGATGAGCCTTGACTGTAGCACAGAAAATAAAAGTGTGCTAAACTTTTTGACATGCTTGAAAAAGAAATCGAAAAATACTTTGTTTGGACTGTGGAGCGCAGGGGCGGCAAGACGTGGAAGTTCACCTCACCAGGGCGCAAAGGTGTGGCTGACAGGATCGCTTGTTTGCCTGATGGCACTACATGGTTCGTGGAGTTGAAAACAAAAGGCGGCAGGTTGTCGCCCTTGCAGAAAATTTTTATGTCGGACATGGCGTTGCTCAACCAGCGCTATGCGTGTTTGTGGACGAAGGAGCAAATTGATGGATGGATTCAAAAATGACGCCGTTCAGTACTTGGCACCCGGCGTGCTTGATATGCAAAGCTATCGCACCGCACTAGAGATGGGGTACGAAGTGCACGCGGATGGCATGTGGTGGCCCGTGTGGCGTAAACCTGGGCATTATGTGTCGCCTAATGGCAAAAAAACCAAATTTGTTCAATGGAACGTCAACAAAAAAAATTGGGCTTGGGCATGAACCTTCGACCCTACCAAGAGCAAGCGGCTGACTTTTTGTTTGAGCACGACCGCGCCATGGTGCTGGCCCCAGTGGGTGCGGGCAAGACAGCAATCACGCTGACGGCCATGGACGCCATGATCAAAGATGGCCACGTCAAGCGCTGGTTGGTCGTTGCGCCCAAGCGCGTTTGCACCGACGTGTGGCCCGTTGAAGCACTCAAGTGGAGCAAACACTTGAAGCTGGCCATTGCAGTCGGCACGCCCAAGCAGCGCAACGATGCGTTCAACAGCGACGCCAACGTGATTGTGATTAACTACGACAACTTGCAATGGTTGGCCGATGTATGTGGTGTAACCGGTGACGGCCTGTTGGTGGACGGACTGGTGTTTGACGAGCTCACCAAGCTTAAGAACCCATCAGGCGCGCGGTTCAAGGCGTTTGACAAGATTATCAAAGACGTGCCCATTCGCTGGGGCTTGACCGGCAGCTTCACCAGCAACGGCCTGGAGGACGTCTTCGGCCAGTGCAAGATCATCGACCTGAGCCTGCTGGGCCGCTCCAAGGGTGCGTTCATGCAGCAGTACTTTGTTCTGATCAACAAGGAGTTTGGTGAATGGGCGCCACGGGTTGGCTCGCTGGCCAAGGTCATGGACAAGATCAAGCCGGCGACGTTTGTATTGGAGCCAGGCGAGTACAAGGACAAGTTGCCACCGCTGCATGTCGTCGAGGTGCGCTGCGACCTGAGCGACCGCAAGCCCTACGAAAAGATGAAGGCTGACTTCGTGGTCGAGTTCCCCGACGCCAAGGCCATAGCGGCCAATGGGGGTGTCGTGACCGGCAAGCTGCAACAAATGGCCAGCGGGTTCGTTTACGACACACGCAAGCAAGCGTCTGACGTACCCGGCAGATTCACTGTCACACAGACGCCGGTATGGTTTAGCCCGCATAAGTTTGATCGCTTGGAGGAGTTGCTAGATGAGAACCAACACGCAAATACCATCATTGTTTACCAGTACCAAGAGGAGCTTGCCGAGCTCAAGCGCCGGTTCAACCCCACGACTCTTGACGACGACCGAGCCATTGAGCGATGGAATGCTGGACAAGTCAGGCTACTGGCCGTCCATCCAAAGTCAGCCGGCCACGGGCTCAACCTCCAGCACGGCGGGTGTCACATGGTGTTTCTGTCCCTGCCGTGGAGTCTGGAGTTGTACGAACAGACCATTGGTCGTTTGCACCGCTCAGGCCAAGCGCACGCTGTGTGGTGCTACGTGATGATCACCAACAAAACGGTTGACGAGAAAATTTTTGCCGCCTTGCATGACAAGCGGGCGGTGTCGGATATTGCAATGGAGGAACTTAAATGACCAGACTAGACCTGTGGAAAGCGCAACTCAAAGCGGCGCGATCCATACTGAAAATTCACCGCAAGGACGCCAACGCCGCTGCGCGCACGTTACAGCACACCATTGACTTGATAGCTAAACTGGAGACAAAAATTGGAAATCACTTGGCGAAAACTGAACGCTGAACTTAAGACCCTGGACGAAGCCAAGGTGCTTGAGATGCTGACCCATGAACGTGAGTCAGGCAAAAGAGTGTCTGTGCTGGAGCGACTGCACCAGCGCTACACGGCCTTGCGGGCATCCCGCGAGCGTATTGAAATACTACAGGAGGCAAGACGACCATGAGCAATTGGACACCCCCACCCGGCACCAAGATTGTGATGCCAAGTCTTTTAGTGACAAACGCCAAGTTCAAACCCACCCGAGGCTCAGACGTGCAAGCAACTTGGCGCAAGCAGGGCTGGACTGCGCCCAGCGCAGGCTTGCCCCCGCCCCCGCCTGAGAAGGTGGTCGAGCCCTTGCGGCGAGTGAGGTAAGCCATGCCAGCATTTGACACATGGACTCAAGAGAACTTGGCCAAGTTTGCTGCCGAAGCCTACGCCAAGATGCAAGAGCAAGACGACCGCATCCAGCAATTGCAAAACGATTTGAAAACCGCCATCAACGCATACCGGGAGATGTTGAAATGAACAAACCAATTACACCCAAAAAATTTGCTACAGACTTGTGGGACATGATGCAAATGGCGATTGATGAAGCAGTTGCCGCAGAGCGTGAGGCGTGTGCAAAGGTGTGTGAAGACATGAGTAACACCGAAGCCAACATGAATAAAACATGGCGCAATGGATGCCGTGATGTTGCTGAAGTAATCAGAGCAAGGGGACAAGCATGAAGTGTGAAAAATGCACTCATAAAGTTTGTCACAAAACAAACATTAAACGAAGAATTACTGTATTGTGGTGTAGTGCTTATAGGGGACAAGCATGACTGAACAGGAATACTTAGTACAACAGATTAATCTTATCCGTTTGGAGTACGAGAAGATGGCAAAGCCATATATAGACCGCTTGGTCTACCTTAAGAGAATTGAACAGCCATCTATTTTTTTGATTCATGAGCAAGCTGAACATATCAGAGCAAGGGGACAAGCATGACTGACACTTGTGAAAAACACTGCGAAGCCAAGGCGTTCAAGATTGTCATAAGGGGTTTGGAAGGTGAGGTTGCGAGACTCAAAGAACGATTGGCACAAGAGAAAGCACTTCAAATTTTGCATGAGGAAAATGAACGATTGGGTCTGTATCGGGATGCTTATGGACAGCCAGAGCAAGAGCCTGTGGCGTGGATGTGGGATGTTAATAATGGTGGCGGGTATACCTCAAAAGGCATTGGTTTCATGCAAACAAACATTCCTTTTGCCAAACACACATCCCTCTTCACCACCCCACCACAGCGCACAGAGCAAGAGCCGGTGATTGGCAAATGGAGTTTGCGTGAAGTGTATTTTGATGAAGATGGAGAGCCAATAAGCCACAGAAGCCCACCACAGCGCACAGAGCAGCCAGCACAGCGCACATGGGTGGGGCTGACTGAGCAAGACCTTGATTACCTTTGTAACTTAGCCTATACCGGAGATGAAGAATTTGCGTTAGCAGTGCAAGCAAAACTTATGGAGAAGAACGCATGACACCGCTTGTGCAAAAAGCTGTCAGATTTGCGCCAGAACCAGAAACCGCACTTTGGTTTGATGTTGGTCAAATGCAAAGCACTCTTGAAATGAAAGTGCCAGCAGATTTCTTAATGCACCTTCCATCTAAAAGAACGGGGATTGTTGGCCTTGATACAGCGGGGAAAGATTTTGCCCTATGGTTGCTTAAGGGCGAAGGTTCTGTGACCGTTGGAGGCTGTTCAATGTGGCATGGAAAATACTTCCCGCCTTATGCTTACATGGCAACTGATGACGGGTTTAAGATTTACCAAAAAGACAAAGAAATAACGATTGATGATGTAAAGCCTGTACATCGTATGGTGCTTGCTGTGTTGGTCAAAATCAATGCACAAGCGCAAGGTTATAGGGCAACACCAAAGCGCACATTTCTAAATCAAAAGCGGCAGGCAAAAGGCAAATCAGCATTGACATTTGATTGGCACACGATTGAGATTGAGCCGCCAAAGGTTAAGAACGACCCCCAAGGTGGCACACACGCAAGTCCAAGAAGGCATCAAGTCAGAGGGCATTGGCGCACCTATAAATCGGGCGTAAAAGGATGGGTCAAAGAGTGCTGGAAAGGCGATGCAAGCAAAGGATCTGTTTTTAAAGATTATCAATTGAGGGAAACAACATGAGCCAACCTTGGCTATACAGATTTGGTATGTGGCTTTGCGAAAAGACAGGCCACCTTGGGGCGCGTAGTGGTTGGATTTACAACGGCTACTTCCACAGAGACTGCAAGATTTGTGGACGCATTGTGAGTGAACCAATTAAAAAGGATAAAAATGGATAAAGGATATTACTGTTTAATTTGCAAAAAACTACTTCTTGCAGATGAGTTTGGGGTAATTGTTCACGATGACATACCGCACCCACCAGATATGTCGTTTGATGAAGATAAAAAACCGCAATAACAAAAGGAGAACACATGAAAGCACGACAAGTCTTTACAGCGTTGATGTCATCAAAGGGCTATACATATTCTGATCTATCGATGAATGGAGATAAGTACATCAACCCTGCTATGCAAACCAAATGGAACTACTTTATTGCAGGTTGGGAAATGAGGGGTGTTCTGTGATCGAAACCATACTTGCCGTGTTTGCCGTAGGGTTCCTTGGCGTTGCCGTGGGCGTCGGCGTGGTCTGCCTGATGGTTTGGATGGCGCTTAATGAAGACTAAAGGCGGCGCCAGGCCAGGCAGCGGGCGCAAGCCCACACCCATCAGCGAATCCAGAGCCATAACGCTGTGGAACCAGGGTGTTACAAAGAAGGACATTGCCAAGCGCTTTGGCGTGGACTATCAGGTGATTCGGTACTTCTTCAAAAAGAAGCAGATGTTCAGGACATGAACAGCGCGGCTTCGTCCTTGCGGCGGTTCTCAAGCCCTCTGAGCACCTTGCCGCCGGCCTTGCAGTATTGCAACAGCGACGCTATGGCCGCGTCTTTTTCCCCGCGAAGAACCTTCTGACGGAAGGTGCTGCGCTGTAGCGTTCCCAGACCAACATTGAAAGCAAAGCTGACGCAAGCATCGAATTGGCCTTGGGTAAGAGCCACGGGAATGAGTTGCCCCACGCCGCGCTCAAAGCGCTGTAGATCGCGTCTGAGAATTCCATCTACTTCGTCTTTTGAAAACGTGCGATTGTCTTCTGGGCGAAGCGGGTAAGCGCCTCTTTGATCGATTGGAATTTTTGCTTGATCTGGGTATAAAACATGTCCGACTCCTATTGTCCAAAGCTGTGCTGGGCACCGATACGGCTTGTACCGAATGCCCTCATGGTGCTGGATCATCTTGATCGCATCAGCGCTGACGTTCATTTCGACTTAAATGCTTGGCCGCCAAACCAAAACGAAACGATACACGCCCAGATGATCTGGGTCTCATCGTCCCACAGGTGATTGAGCGCCACATCAAAGGCCACGTCTGTATGCCAGGCGTAATAAAAACCAAAGACCTCGACGAACATGAACATGATGAACATGCCGTAGGTGATGACGCTACGGGTCGCTGCGCGCATGTTGGTCACCCAGATGCTGGCGCCTTGGCCCAGCGCAATATCGTGCGCGTAGAGCGCCTGGCGCTCTTGCATGGCCGTCTGGTTGTTGGTGACCTCGGCGTTGATCTGAATCTGCTCAGTCTGGATGTGCTCGATGCGCTCTTGCGCTTCCAGGCCGGCTTTCTTTAGCGTGAGCTCGCGCTCGGTTTGCATGGCGGCGAGCGCCAACTCATGCTTCTTGTCAGCGCGGTCTTGGAATAGCTCAAGGATTTTGGGCAGGCCGCCCATCAGGAAGCTGATTAGGCTGGAGAACAGGGTCAGCATGCTTAACCTTTCAATTCAAAACTAAGGTTGGTATGGCGCGGGTACTGCACAACGCGCTCGCCCTCGGGGCATTTGTATTTGATCGTTGCCAACAAAGTTGCCTTGCCTTCAGCAATCTTTTCTTTTCTCACCATCGTCAACTGATATGTAAACGTGTCGATCTCTGGGCCTGCTGGGCCGCTGAATCTGCTTGCTGTGGTGGTTGCTTCATGCACCATGCCTGCTGCGTCCCGAATGCTCGGGGTGAAACTCTCAACAGAACAGTCATCGCGCTTCTTGATCCGCGCAACGGTGACGTTGATTGGCTGCCCAGCCTCTGCCACAATTTTAAAATGCTCTGGTGACCATTCAAGAATGGCTCTATCAAACCAACCGAACTTGTCAGCCAACGTGTAGCTGCCCCCCAGTGCGGCAACACTGGCCGCAACCGCGCCAATGGCTTTGGTGAGGTCGATCATTTGTCGGCTTTGTTGTCTAGCTTGTCGAAAATCTTGCCCAGCATCTCGCGGATGTCGCGGATGTCGGCCTTGTAGTCGTCTTTGCTTATGTAGTTATGCGGCATGTTGCGCACGTCGCCGTCCAGCCGGTCGATGGCGATGTAGATGCGGTTGAGCGTCCAGCCGCCGAAGAACCCGGCGATGGCCACGGCGATGTTGAAGAGTACTTGGTAGTCCATCATTGAGCTAGAGCGTTGCGGTTTTCTGACGCAGGCATTTGCGCGGCAGCGGCAGCAGCGCGGGGCGCGATTTGCGTTGCCAGTTGATTTGTTGCTTGCTGTTGAGCTTGCCTGGACATTGCTTTTTGAATGGAGTCCGCAGTAACCGCCGGGCTTAACATTTCACGCGCCAGTTCCATGGCCAACTTATCGTCCACTACACCAAGCAATCGTTTGACCACTGCGTTATAGATGGTGATGGGCATGGACAAAATAGACGGCGCAGGCACCACGCCGGTTTCTTTACCGGCTTGGGTTGCTAACCGGCTTACATCTTTGCCGCTCTTTCTGCCTGCGGACGCCAAGCGCTCAAACTCAGCTTCGCGGGCCAAATCGTCCCGCACTGAATTGATTGCGGTCAATTGACGGTTGTCTAACCCTTTGGTCAACTCGCTAATGCGCGCTTCCACCGCCAAGGCGTTAGACCCAGGGGGCAAAGCGGGGGCCAACTTGTTGCCGCTGGCTTTGGCCATGTCCTCAACGCGCGCCAAGCGCTGCGCGTCTTTGTTGATGACATCGAACCGCTGGCGCAAGTTCATCCCCGCGTTGTCATAGATGTCAATCGTGCGCCCGTAGTCCCGCATAAAGTTGGCGTGCGACATGCCGCCTTGCGCAACCTTTTTGCGGTAAACGTCTTCAATACCCGCCCGTGCAATTTTTAGCGCGTCTGGGTTGTTGCCAAACAACTGTGTGAATTGCCGCGCTTCTGATTCACCGTTAGGTGTGAAGTAGCGGTTTATGACATCTTCGGGCCGAATCTTGTCTTCGCCCAAACTGGTGCGCTTAAACAGGTTGGCGTTAACGCCTTCTTTAAACCTGGGCGCGTATTCAGTGCGGTATGTAGACACGGCATTTGCATACAGCGTTTTGGCGTCATCGGCCAAAGTGGTGCTTTTGCCAATTGCATCGTCAACAGCGGTGTGCAATTCCCGCAAGTTGCGCAGCGTTGTCGGCGCCATCGGCGCGTTGCTGGTGCTGGCAGCGGCAATGTCGGCGTTAATTGCTTTGCGCACGTCGTCAAGGTCTTGCAGCGTGGCCTGCGGCGGCAACGCAGGGGGCGCAGGCGTTTTCAGCTTGCTAGATATGAGCCCGCCACCAACAGGTTTTGGCGCCGGGGGCGCAGGCACAAAGCCAAGAAGTTTGCGAACCGTGTCTGGCGCGGTTTCAGTAGCAAAAGACGATAGCTTTCGATCAAGAATGCGCTCGGCATCAGCGATGACATTTGAAATGTCGATTTTGGCGTCGCCCGCAGCGTCAAACGCGGCCTTATACGCAGGCTGAGTCACGTTGGTTTTGACAGATTGTCTTTCAACGTTGGCAGCGGCGGTCAAAACATCGCCTACTTCAGACGGGCTGACATCGACCAAATTACGGTCAATCTTTGCTTGCAGTTTGCCTGCAACATTTTGGAACCGTTGTTGGACTCGCGCATCTTGCGCCAATCGGGCTTGATTGGTTTGCGCGGCCGCACCGGCGTACTCAGTGGCAACGCCAGGTAGCTCGGACAGTTCTTGTTGCAATGCAGAGAATTTGGCCCCGCCAACAGGCGCGGCCACTTGGCCCGCAGTTGGCGCGGAGCCGGGGACGATTACAGCGCTCTTGTCACGCAAGGCGTTGACAATATCTTGGCCTTTGCCTTCAACGGCGTCCAAGTATGTGGCTGATTTTAGGTCTGCAATTTTGCGCCCGTATTTCACCGCTTTACCAACCAACGGCGCCACTACCGTAGGCACGGCAGCACCTATGGCCGCGCCCATGCCGGCGTCTTCTGGGTTGACTGCCGCAGCAGACGCGCCGCCTATTACAGCGCCGCCTACACCTTTTGTCGCCACGTTAGCCACGCCTGATTTAAGGCCGGTTTGAAACCCGGCGCTTTCAATAGACGTGGCCAGCGGCGTTAAAAATCTCGCCAACGACGGGGCCATCTGGGCCGCTTTTTTTATCGGCGCGGCGATTGCACCGCCCACCGGCAACGTGCCTACTATTTGGCCACCTATGCGCCCGACTTCGCCGCCCATTAGGTTGCCGTAATTTTGCTCGTATTGTTGTTTTTGTTGCGCAGATATATCCCGCGCGCCTTTGATGCCCAATGCTTCTGTAGCCGCGATTGCCGCAGTGTCGGTGATGTCTTGTAAGCCCCGGTAAAAACCAACAACAGGCGCGTACAACGATCTTAAGATAGGGTTTGACGGCGCGGCGCCATACGCTGACGGGCCCGCACGCGGGCCAGGGATGCCCCCACCGCTTGGTGCAGGCGCAGTAGCAGGCGCATCATCGGTGAGCCATTTGTTGTCTACAAGGTACGCTTTTACGCCTTCCTTATTGGTGGCAGACTGTGTAACTGGTTTCCACTGGTCGCCAACCAAAACAACACGCTCGCCGGTAGTGGGGTTGGTTGCGGTTTGCAAGCTCATGTTTTACCTTTGATCTGGGACAAATCCAGCCGGCGGTGCAACCTGCGCAGCCCCAGCACCTTCAGCAGCCATATCGGTAGTTACAAACTGGTTTTTGCGTTCTGTCATTATGCGAAGAACAGTTTTACCCGCTTCTTTTCTGATCGCTGTGGGAAGCGTAGGGTCAGCCAATTGACCCGCAGCTTCTTTGTATGACTGAGTGTCTTTGTTTGACTGCGGCCCTTCAAATCGAGGAACCATTTTTAAGACTAAATCTGCAATTGGCGCAATCTTTCCAATGGCAATTGCGCCGGGCGTTGCTATACCAACGAACCCCGCGCCAATATCAGTTAATCGACCTGCACCGCTACCAGTAGATTGGTCAATCAAACCGCCGTCTTTTGTGATGTCGCTTAGTTGCGTAATTGCAAAACCAAGGTCTTTACCCATTTGCGTTCGTTGTAGGGTAAGTTTTTCGGCAGTGGCAGATGGTCTTGCCCCGCCAATTACGCCGGGCGAGCCTGCGCCGCCGCCTTGATACGTGCGGGCGTCAACTTGCAAGAAACTGCCTGGCTTGTTTGGGTCTTCAATTGTTGTGATTGTTGGCGCAACGGGTTGCAAAGGCGCGCGGCTGGCGTTGGCAATTCGTATTCTTTGCGCCTCTTCAGCGGGGGTCAAAATACGATCTTGACGTTTGTCATTAAAAAACGCTGCGTAGCCTGCTTGTGTAAGAGGGTAACCTAACTCTTTCATTGTGCGAACATCAGCCGACGTTGCTTCGGGTACGTTGCCAACTATGCGCCCCTGAGAATCCAAAATAGCCGAGCCAGGCGCGGCCGTGTTTACTTTGGACGCCAGAGCAATTTCTGCATTTAGCGACTGAACAGCCGCCGCAGCGCGAGGATCATTTACTAGTAACAACGCATCACGCCTAGCGCGTAACGCATTTATATCACGCCCTGCTGGAGCGGCGGGTGCGGCGGCCACAGGAGCGGGGGCAAGTTGATTGGCGCGGGGCTCGGGGGCCATACCAAACGTGCCCGACCCCAATGCACCGGCTTGCATAGTTGGGGCCAGCGCATTGGTTGCAGGCGCAGCGGGTGCGCGCGCGCCCTGCGGGGCATTACCCAAATTCATAGCGCGTTCAAAGGCTGATCTAGCGTCTAATTTCTGACGCAAACTAATACCAAATTCCATGAACTTGGGGTTGCCCGAATTGATATAGGCGTTAGCAATCTGATTTATATCAGCCGGGCCGCCATGCTCTACAGCCTTGGCTTGAATTTGCTTGAGCGTTTCGTCATCACGGCGCATCTGATCAAGCTGCATTTGGCTAACTTGATTTTGATTTTGCATTGCTTGAAGTTGCGCAACTTGGGTGTATTGGGCCAACGGGTTGGCCACTTCAATGCCTTTAACGCCCAGTGCAATGGAAGGGTTGAGTGCCATAATTTACCTCAATCAAAATTAGTTATTTGGGCGTTGTACGCATTTGGAGACATACTGCCTGGCCCATATACATTGCCTGCGCCGTATTGGCCCACTAAATTTCTTTGGTTTAGCGCGTTAACCAAGTTGTTGCCCTGGTTATAGTTCAGATAAGTGCTCAAGCCGCCGGTCAAAGCATTGGTTGCACCCACTTGACCCGCAGCGTTCGCGGCTGCGCCCGATGTCATTAGGTTGCCCACGTTGGACGCCATGTTCTGCCCGGCAGCGCCAATTTGACCCGTGGCCGTCTGACCAATGCCCGCAAGAGCTGCCAAACGGTTGTAGCCTGTGGCCTCACGCGCCACGTCGGCGTTGTAGCCCGTCAATGCCCGGTTGTAGGCGTTTTGGTACTCTTGGCTACCTAAGTCTTGGCCGAACCGTTGCGCGGCCTTCAACGCCCCGCCAGAGATCAAACCGCCCCTAGCAGCAGCGCTTCGATCCAGTGCTTTCTGGCCTTCCGACAATCGGAACGCATAGCCTGGGTCTTGGCCCAAATTAACTTGGCCGGTAAATGCGCCAGGCATCATGTTGCGCTGTGCCTCAAGTAGCGGCAAAGCACGCACGCCAGCTTGACGAAACGGTTCTTGCAGCGCGGCTGTATCCCTAAATTGTTGGTATTGCAAATCAGCCGCGCGGTTTGCGGCGGCAGCTTGCGCGCTGCCGGCCTGTTGGGCTGTGCTACTGCCAAGCAAGGAACTGCCCAATATAGCCGCAGGCATCATCCAACTGCTTCCCATTCCAGCGCCAGTTGCGGCATTAGCCGCTCCAGCAGCACCAGCGCCCGCTCCAGCAGCACCAGCGCCCGCTCCAGCAGCACCAGCACCACCGTAAGCGTTATACAAAGCGTTGCCACCGTAAAGCAACGCCGCAGCCGTAGCTGCATCACGCCCGCCAGTGTTCCACAATTGACCAATAGATTGAGATGGATTTGAAACGAAATCGCTTACTGTGTTTGAAACAGTTTGCCCTGGATTGCTCAGTAACTGTTGAAGAAAGCTCACAATAATTCTCCTTAAGTAACTTCGCGGCCACTGACGCGCATGTTGATAGCTGTGGCAGTGCCTGCAATGGTGCTGATGAAATCACCCACGCCCAGCACCTGACCTACCAACTCGGGGAAAGTATAGACCTCAGACGCTTGGAGCGTCTTGGTCTTGGTGATCAAATTGGAGTTGCCGGCAGACCCAGACACCGTGACCAAGTTAACACTGATGGTTGCAGCGCTGCCGCTGTAGTTGGTTGCGGTGAATTTGTCGATGATGGCCGTGACGCCAGTAGCTGTGTACTGGGTTGTTTGGGTTGCCTCGACATTCTTGGCCGGGACAAGGACTTTGACGGTGACTGTCATGGGTTACTCCAGTAAAAGGCAATTGTTAGCGGCAGCTTGCATGATGACCCAATTGGTGCCGTCAGACACCATTGTCGCCCAATTGCCTGCAACTGCCAAGAGGATCGCGGTGCCCGCTGCCCCGCCAGCTTGGGGGACGACGTTGCTGGACGCTGACACCAACGTCTGGGCTTGATAGTTTTGGAAGGTCAAATACCCACCAGGGAATGTGGATGCAGTTGGCAACGTCACCGTACAGGTCGAGCCCGACTTATTGTTGATGTACCAGTTGCTGGTGCCCACTGTAAAGTCTGCCGTTACAGTCACTGGCACGGTTGACAGCGCGGCAATAGATGCGTTGATTGCGCCGATGTCAAGAATGGGTTGCGCTTGCAATCCTTCAATCTGCTTTTGCATCTCAGCCATCTGAGACACCAAGGCCGAACAACAGTCAGCCAATACGTCAGGAAACGGTAAGGTAACAACGGGAGGCAGCGTTTGCAATTCCTGATTGACCAAGCGAAGCGCTGCGTCGTAGGACGCAATCAAGGATATTGAGTCAGGGCCAAGGCCAGAATCGTCAACAACCGCCGTGGCAATGTCGTTAAGCGACAAAAAAAACAGATACCACGCCCGGTCAATCAACCCGGTGCGCGGGTCAATCAACGGCACCCTGGGGGGTGTGATGGGCGTCGGGTTTGCGTTTGGGCTAGGCATTGGTTGGGCTGATAATCAACTCGGCCCCCATGATGGCCACTTTGACCGGATCAGTCATGGACAGCTCATAGACGCGATCCCGCAGCTTGACTGTCATGCCCAGCCGCCGCCAAAACGTCCGGTGGCCATACGCGCCAATTCTGCCAAGTGGTGACCAATGCTCATTTGACCAAGTGTGCCCGCCATCATCCGACCAACGCAACATGGCTTCGGGGTATGAGCCTTGACCAGTATTTAAGCCTACGCCTGTTTCACAGTCTAATTGCAAACTGTGATGCGCCGTGCGCTTGAGGTTGTTTTGACCCGTGGGCAGCGCCCGCCAAGTGCGCAACCACTTTTGAATCTCGCCATTGTCGGCGTACACGTCAAGGTCAAAGGCGTATATGTTGCCGTTTTCAAAATCGCCAACAACAATTTCATTGTTGAACGCCATTTGGCAGTTGCTGCGGTGCCGGGTAAACGCGCCTTCAGCAAAGCCCGCCCGCTCATGCCAGGCTTGGGTGGCGGCGTCGTACACCCAAGTGGTGTTGGCCGTGGGGAAGATCAGCACATAAAAGCTGTGGCCATCCTGTTGATAAGTGTACGCAATAGCGTCCGACATGTCGGTGTACTGCTGGATTTGCCATTCAACCGCATGGGTCGAGATGCGCTGGCCTTGGTACCCGTTGGCCCGGTAAACGATACCTTGGCCCCGGCGATCCCGGCCTAGCCAGAACAGGCCGTTATCCATCTTGGCGATGGAGTAGGGGGCTGCGCAACCAAGTTCGTTGAACGCGCCTTGGATGCGTTGCAAGGGGAAGTCTGTGGCGCCTGAGTCGTACCAGACCTCAATAGAGTTTGTGCCAAAGGCCCAAACCTCGCGGAAGTTGGACACCACGGCCAGCAAGCCGTCAGGCGACCCTTCAGTGCTGGCAAACTCAAGCGGGTCAATGGACGTGCCGTCCAAAAGGGTGGTCACCCACATCTTTTGGCTATTGGGTTCGTTGAATACGAAATAGCCGTCCAGATAGCACACAGTCACCGCGCCGGGAAAGTCAGGGTCTGTGATCTGGCCAAAAACGTTGGTGGTGTTGTTGTATATGTAGCTGGGGCCGTCGGCTGCAATGAACAGTTGCGTGCCGTTGTCGGCCATGCTGACCGGCCCAGTGCCTGCCACAGTGCCAATCAGCGTGGCCGCGTAAGCGTTGTCGATCTTGTAGAGTTGGGTGCCTGACACCACAAAGCCCTCGCCATCGTTGGGTGAGAATGCCCACAGGCCACGAACCGGGCCAGTGCCCACCGTTGACAAAAGCGTCAAGCCTGGGCAGCGCTGCAAGAACGCAGGCTCTTTGCCGCCTTCGGGAATAACCTCTGGAAACAGATTAACCATGCGGGCATTCGCAGCGTTGATGCTGCGGGTCACATAGGTCGAGCCAAGAATAGGCGTTTTCATCAGTAATTGCCGGCGTAGATGTTAAAGCGCTGGCGAGTCGCAATCAACGAATACGGCATAGACATGATGTCATCAGGGTTGTTGATGCGCTTCAAGTTGCGCTTGCTGGTCATGGCGATGCGCTGCACTTGCGGGCTGGGCTCAACGCCAAACTCAGGCGCAAACTCCATGGCCAAGTTGTACACGAAAGCCCGTAGATACCCAGGCGGAAACAAAATGTTGGTCGCCAAATTGGCAGGCTGACTGAGCTCTTGCACGCTGACAAAGTGGAACTCAAGCAGGCGTGTGGGGCGCGGGTAGATGTTGATCGTAACGTCTGGGTAGGTCATGTTGACAAACATCACCTGGGGGAAGGTCGAGGTCACAGTCTTGACCGCAATGCCGTTGTATTGCTGCTGATTGATCAGCTTGAGGCCATACGACACTCCAGTGCCGGGGTCTTTGAAATAGGTGGCGTCGTCTACCAAAACAGGCCGCACGGCAGTGCCGTTTAGGCGCACTAGGGAGCCAGTGGGGCCAAGGGTTTCTTCAATGGAACCGACCGGCCAGTTGACAATTTGGTCGATGGTGCAAAAGACAGACAGACGCTCGGTGTTCCAAGAGTCGATCATCTGGTTGAGCGCCATCAAGGCGTCTTCAGACACTGATGCCGCTGGCGTTTCGCCTTCAGCCAGCACGCCCAGCAGCCGCAGCGCCCGGTTGATCTGATCGGCAGCAGAGTAGGTGGCCATCTTTACGCTCCTAGTTCGACCGCCTCAACAGCCGGGCGGCCACGTCTACGTTTTACTTCCTGTGGAGCCGCCTCTTCAACAACATCAGGCGTGTCAAGAGTATATCGTGTCCAGCCATTTCTTTCATCGTTCTCGGCTTCAAGTTCCATCGATGCAATCTTTGCGCCGTGGACGGGGTGAGACATGTAAATGATAGGCATTATTCTTCCGTGGGTGTTGGTTCTGGCTCATCCAGTCTACGAGCAAGCATTTGATAGGCGTTCAAAACCGCTTGAGCTTGAGTCAGAAAAACTTGCGCTTTTCCAATCTCTTGCTCAAGCGATTGAATTTCCTCAGTGAGAAATTCTTTGGTGATTACCATTAGGCAATTGAACTGACCATGATGTAGTAGGTCGTGCCGCCGCTAACCACGGGGATGGTATGGCTGACCACTGGTGAACCGACCTTAGCGCGGAACACGCCAGTTGCACTGACCGCAGGCATCAGAGCAAAGTTACCCACCTCGCCCGTGCCCGAGTTGGTCACGCGCAAGAAGGATGCATTGCTCCAGGTGCCGCCAGAGGCGAAGTCAGAGTCCAGTTGCAAAGCCGCCAAGGTGCCGCCGGGGTTGGTAGACGTGCCCCCAATAGTTGCACGAATGGCGTTGGCCGCGCCGCTGATGGTGCCGCCAGTGTTGACCGAAGTGCTGACGTGTGCGCCGTTGATTGTGCCGCCTGTAGCGCCGTTAGCGCCAGTTACGCGGGTCAAGAAACGGGCAGTTTCACCAGAGCCAGTCGAAGTAAAGGTCAGCCGGTTAAAGTTCAAGCGAGTGTCGCCCGACGTTGCCGAAGTGGTGGCATACGCGCCGTTGAGGACACCAGCAGAAGTGATCGCAATCGGATCGTTAGCTGCGCCAACTTGGAACGAATCCAGTTGGGGATCGGCGTATGCAACGCCAATGGGTTTGTTATTTGCCATGATTAAATTCCTTTATCAGTTCCAAAAGGGGGAAATGGGGGCAAACGCCCCCATTAGGTTTAGGCCATTTTGTACACAGTGTACGCAGCGTCGCCGGTCTTAAGGAACCGGAACATTGCGCTAGTTGTGATCGCCAGCGCAACGAAAGCGTTGCCGCCGTCGGTGATGCCGGTAGCGGTTGCCAGTGCTGCGGTGCCCGAACTGGTGCCGATGTTAACCAGCGACAGATCAAACGTGCTGCCAACGGTGGCGTTGGGCACGGCGGCGTCAATCAACGCTGCGGTGGGCAAAGTGTAGACGGCGGGAGCACCAGAACCGGGGTTTGCAACCAACATCTGGTTGACCACTTGAGCGGCGGTCAAAGTTGCGGTTGTAGTTGCGGTTTGCGGTGCAGCCATTGCACTCATAAGGGTTTCTTGACGGTTGCCAGCACCGACTTGATAACCACCTGCGCCATTAGGTAAAGCCATGATAATTTCCTTTAAAAAAGTTACAGCGAAAGGGGCCGAAGCCCCGTTTCAGATCAACCCCAAATGCGGCAGGCCATCTGAGGACGAATGGTGGAGAAGCCATACAACACGTCGATACGGCAAGGCATACGGTCGTTGTTGATGTCGTACTGGCGAACCACACGCAAGCTGATGCCATTGTGGACGGCACGCGCGGCCATATCGACCCCCTGCGGCAGCAAGAGATCAGCCGTCGCGAACGTGATGGCGTCCTTGTGGTAGACCAAGTTCTGGGGGTACTGAGTTGAAGCAGCGCCCACAAACACCACGGCCTTAGCGTTAGCTGGCAAAGTCAGCATGGTAGCCAAGGCATGGTTGGCCGAGTACATCGGAGCCACGGTCACAGTAGCAGTGGTGCTGGTGGTCGAAGACGCCAAAGCCACAAACTGGAACAACGAACCAGTGGATTCACGGGTTTGTGGGTTCACAGCGAAGCAGTCAGCAATCGTGAACACGTCACCAACGGTGATGGTTTCACTAGCGCCAACAGTTAACGTCAAGGTAGACGCGCCTTCAGCGGTCACAGCGGCAGCAGTGACGGTGCCGGTAGCGGCGCGGGTGCCCGTGGTGTGCTGCTTGATCGACTGAGACATGTTGATCTCGTCAAAGCCCAACACACCCATGCCCATCATGCCGTTTTTGAATTGGCGGCTGATGGTGTCGGTGGGGTTGAACAGACCTTTCATGCCTTCGACCAAACCAGCGTTAGCGGCGGGGTTAACGGTGGCATAACGGGGGCTCATCACAGCGGCGTTCTCGTTCAACTTCTGCTGGGCTTGCAACAGCACCAAAGAAGTTGCAGGAGTGGTGCCTGGAGTGCCCACGGTGTTACCGATGCTCTTGTAAGCATTGGCGACATCAGCGTCGATGGAACTGGCCAACTGGCTGATACGAGGCTTCAACACACGCTCTGCGAAGTCATCCAATTGCATGGTCAATTCAGCAGATGTGAAGTTGACACCGATGTGCTTTTGGCTGGCCACAGTCAAAGTGGTGAACTGTTCGTTGTCGTCTTGAACTTGCAAGGCGGCGCCGTCGGTTACTAGAGCACGGTCAGGCAGACGAATGCGCAGGGTTGAACCAATCTTGGCACCTTCAACAGCAAAGCTGTCGTCGTACTGACGGTTCACGTTACGGGTCAACACAAGGTTGTTTTCGAGAATCTCAAGCGCTTTGCGCGTGATCATGTCGATGGTTAAGATGCTGTTAGCCATGGAAAAAGTCCTTTAAAAAATTAGCGGGTTGCCTGCGCTTGCTTTTTCATCTGTCGGGCTCGTTCGGCTTCAATCCACTCTGAGGCACTCATGGTCTTGGTAGACCGTGGGTCAGTCGTGTCATAAGCC